TCATGATGTCCTGGTCGATCGCGGCCTGTTCCCGCTCCCTGCCACGCCATCTCCCAGAAGCCACGTCGGTGTAGAACCGCGTGATGTCAGCGGAGGTGTAGACTGGCTTCTCGGCGGGAACGCCTCCGGCCGAGTGGGCTCTGCCCGGAGCGGCAAGGGCGCTGAGATCGAACGGCGTGCCTGGGGTCGGGGGGCTGACAGGCGACACCGGCGTGTCGCTTACAACCATGCGCGACGGAGGCAACGTCCGCTGCTCAGTCACCCGTTGCGGGTTCGTAGCAGCCTCCTCTGCGAGGAACGCCTGGAAAAATGCGGTGACGCGTCGAGCATCCCCGGAGTTCCATGCGTCCTGCATTAGCTGCTTACGAATAGCACCACTGAACACGTCAGGCAACTCACTCCACTGGATGAAGCGCGGATCACGGTTGAGATCCGACCAGTTCGGAATGGTGGCGCCGATCGTCGCGTTCATGCGCGTGAGGAACGCGTTGCCGGTCTCCTGCTGCACATGACCCAGTTGGCCCTTGAGGTTGGCGATCTCGTCGTGCAGCGGCGCCGTCGCCTCGCCCACCACGCGTCGCATGACGTCGACGAACTCCGGCCCATAGTCGGAGATCTCCTGCTCGGTGAGCGTGGATGCCCCGTTGGGCTCAGTACTGGATTTTGGCGTGCCCGCGCGCATCGCCTCGTTCTCGCGCATCACCGCGTCGAGCCGCTCGCTGAGCTGGGTGATGGCCTCGCGGCCGCGCTTGATGTCGGACTCGTAGCGGCCCTGCAGCGACTTGAACTGGCGCTCCCAGTCGGGCTGCCCCTGTTGCGCCGGCGGCGGCTCCTGCACGGGCGGCGTCGGCGCCTGCTCGACGGGAGGCTGCTCGACGGGCGCCTCCGGCGGCTTCTCGTCGGGCTGGTTACCCGGCAGAGTAACTCCGTTGGTAGCCTCGGGCTGGGCCAAGACCGAAGGCTCGGCCTGGCCGGTGATCTGGCGCTGGATCTCCTCGGAGCGCTTGCCAGCCTCGATGACGGCCCTGGGGATCTTCACGTTGGGATCGACCGCGCCCTGCGGCAGTTGCTTGGCAACCATCTCCGCGGCGGTTTTGGGGAGCGCCATGGTTATTTCCTCGTCTCGTATTGCGACCGCAGCAGGTGGCAGTCCTCGAGCTTCTTCTTGAGCTGAACAATCAACTGCACCCGCCCCTGCGCGCTGAATATCACGTCTTTCTCGGCTGCGGCCAGGTCCTCCCAGCATCGGTCTTCCAGCGCAGCCAAGGAAATAATAAACCGGTCGTACTCATTGGGCGCCACCGACTTGAGATCAGCGGCAGCCATCACCACGCCGTGCATCGGGTCAGCCATCGGTCACCTCGGCCTGGGCAGGCCGAGCGCCGTGATTTCGTCGTAGGTCGGGATCGCGTTCGCCCCGCTCGGCGTCAGCTTCGCGTACATCCCCATCGAGCGCTGCATCGGGTCACCCGACGTGAGTTCCGCCAGCGCATGGCGGTTGGGTAATCTCTCGAGCGAGCGGGTCTTGCCCCTGGCAACCGGGAGTTTCCCCCTGGCGGCGCCGAATTTTTTCATTTCGGCACCTTCGGGGTTAATTCATCAAAGCCCGGCCCGCCGACGCCGATCGGATAGTCGACCGCCTCGTGCTTGTGCGGGGCGGTGTCCTGCACGAGCTTCAAAGTGCCGGAACTCCCGGATTTTCCCAGGCCCACGGCACCCAGCTTCGCCGGGTTGGTCCCCGCCGCCTCGGTCAGCTTCTGCTTGCGCTTGTTCTGGCCGATAATGCGGTTGGTCAGGTTCAGCGCGCCGGCGCGCGTCGGCACGGCGGCCTTGGTGAACCTCGTGCCGTGGAGACCCTTCATAGCAACCCCCAGCGTTCTCGGCGCTTGATACGCCGCACGGAGTTCCTGGTGATCCCGTAAGTCAGGCCGATCTGGCTGTTAGACCGGGGATCAGCCCGAATAGCATGGATCTCGGCAGCCGTGAGCTTCGCCATGCCATTCCGCTCACCCCAGGATTGCCGCTGCTTGGCGTCGCGATCGGCATCGTTCACTGTCTGGTCGCCAAGAAAAAGATGCCGAAACTCGATGCAGGCCGGGTTGTCGCACTCGTGCAGGACATGCTCCGCCGACGTAATCCTGGTGCCGGTGCTCTGTTCCCAGACCACGCGGCTGACTGCTCGCGTCACACCATCTTCGTCACGAATAACCGGATAGCCTCTGTTCATCGCTAGGTTCGTCACCAGGCAATGCGAACCGTTGATGATTGGCGTCGTGCGGTCATAACCGACCGTCGCCCGCGCAATCCTCTCGGCAACCGGAGCATGTGGTCGAAGACGGTTCTTGTCAGGCATCAGGGGCTCGATTTGCCTGCTTGAGCTTGCAAACTGCCCCTGTTGCCGAACATGCGAGTGCTACCTCCGCTGGCGAACTTCGAGTCGCCGCCCGTCGGCTGCGACGCGGTCTGGCCTGGCGTCTGCTTCCCGGCGTAGGATTTGTTGCCCGACGTCGAGAAGCCCATCACGTTGGACGGACCCGCGTTGGCCTTCTGTTCGCGCCGGCCCGTCGAGTGGCCTTCCTGGGAAGACTTCCCCGGCTGCTGGGTGCCGGCACCCGCGAACTTATGCATCTTGCCGGAGCCGCCGCCTAGGTTGCCCCAGCCCTTCTTCACGCCGTCAGCCATGATGTTCTCCTTGGGTTCTGGTACCAGACAAAAGCAACAAAAAATCAACTCCCAGGTCATCCTGCCGCAGCGCCGGCGCCTCCACCACCGCCCCCGGTCACGCGAGGGGGCGCCACGTTGGCCCTGGGGCCGCCCTGTGCAGGTCGCGGGGGTGGAGCGCCCGGACCCCCCGGCGCCGGCCGTGGCCCTCCAGCAGGCCCGCCAGGCCCGCCAGGAGGCATCCCCGGTGGACCGGGCGCGTGGCCCGGCATCATCTGGGCCGCCGCAAGCTGCTTGGCCTGCTCCTGCTGGGCGTCGATCTCCTCCTCGGTCGGCACGATCTCCTCGCCGTCGAGCCCGATGCCGGTCGAGACCGCCCGGAGCAGGTTGGCCCGGCCCTTCGGCCCGATGATCTGCAGGTCGATCGGGTTCTGGGTGAGCTGCAGGAACTCGAGCTGGCGCTGCCTGAGCGTCTCGCGCTGGATGGCGACGACCACGCCCTTGGGCATGACCTCCTCCTCTCCAGACAATAGGCCAGATGTGTCCGTCATGAGCACGAGATCCAATAAATTTCTCAGCAGAGGCTGCATGACATCGCGGTCTATGTTCGCGCAGACCGTCTGGAGGATCTTGCTCGCGTTGCCCATGAGCATCGCCAGCCCCGAAGCAGTGCGGCCTGCACCGCCGCCCGGCGAGTTGCCCGAGAGATATTTCGGGATCGCCGACATGTCGTCGGCCAGGCCATAGAACGCATTGAACACCATCAGATGTTCCTGGGCGTTGCTGGGCGGCTGGAAAAAAGATACTGCCGGCTCGGTCGACCCGGCAACCGCCGGGTTGGTCGTGCGCCAGCGCTTCCACGGATAGAGATCATCGGAATTCTGATCGCCGGCGAGCCGGTCCTCGTTAATCACAACCTGGGGACCGGAGGAAATGCTCATGTTGTTGACGACGGAGCGCAGGCTCGCGTTGGCGACCTCCTGCAGGTCGGAGATGATGTCAGGAATTCCGTTACCCACCGGAGTGCTTGGTACCTTCTCGAACGACGTCAGGTAGAACGGATGTCGCCGGCGCGGACTGGGTGAAAGCTGCACCTTGATAAGATAACTCCCGACCAGCCACGCCTGGATCGCGTAGTCACGGATCGGGTCGGGTATCTCGCGGGAAGTAAATCCGTACTCGAGCAGCATCCTCCCCTGGACGTTGCCGTGGAACTCCAGCGTCGTGATCAAGTTACTCATGTTGTAGACCGGGTTCTCGCGGCTCTCGAGCACCGCGCGAGAGGCATCCGTCGAGTCCCAGTTCTCGGTCAGCCCCTGGCGGCCGTAGTTGTCGAGCACCAGGCGTATTTTCTCGGAGTCGTAGCCCGGCATGCCGATGAGGTCGTTCAGGTCGGTGCGTGTAACCCTGAGCCGGTGGATGAGCTGGGCATCCTCGATCTCGGTGACGCCCGGCGTCCACCAGATGTCGAAGGGGGAAATATGATCCCACCACAACCTGGGGCGTCGCACCTGCATGGCCTGCTTGCCCTGCCACTGCACGTCCATGACCATGCGGACGGTCGGCCCCTTGATGCAGGCGAAGGGGAAGATCGAGAGATCGGTCAGGAATTCGGCAAACGCCGTGTAAAAATTCCCCTGGGTGAGTATCTCGTCGAGCTTGTCCTCGCTGATCGTCGTCTGCTCGCGCGCGTGGTCTTTCGCAGCGTCGCGCGCCGACTGCATGAGCTGGAATATTCTTTGCTGGATCTGGTCGGGCTCGGGCATCTTGCCCGGCATGGGGGGCACCGCGTCCGACATCGGCATGCCCGACG